AGTATCAATTACGTATATCTCAGAAACCTACAAACATAGAAGAAGCATTTGCATTTAGAAAAGAGTCTAAGTTTCCTCAACATCTAGTTTCTAAACAAATGCAACGTGTAGAAGATAAAGAATATCCATATGAACTTTTAGAACTTTTTAGAGACGAGAAGGGTAAAGTTGTTCATAAGGAATCAAATAAGATTCCAATTAGCGAGTTCCCTATTTCTAAAACAGCTGAAAATAAAGAGGGATGCATTATTGTTTGGGAAAAACCAGTTTCTAATCCAGCATTTGGAATGTATTATGCATCTATTGACCCAGTAGGTGAGGGTAAAACAACTACATCCGACTCACTTTGCAGTATTTTTGTTTATAAGACAAAGGTGGAAGTGACAAAAGAAAATATGGTTGGAGAAAGAAAAACCTATGTGGAACATGACAAGATTGTAGCTAGTTGGTGTGGTAGATTTGATGATATTAACAAAACCCACGAAAGACTAGAACTATTAATCGAGTGGTATAATGCTTGGACTGTAGTGGAGAATAACATCTCGTTGTTTATTCAATATATGATATCTAGAAAGAAACAGCGTTATTTAGTACCAAAAGATCAGATATTATTTCTTAAAGATCTTGGATCTAATGCTAATGTATATCAAACATACGGTTGGAAAAATACAGGTACTTTATTTAAACAACATCTATTATCCTATGGTATTCAATATCTTACAGAAGAAATAGATCAAGATATTGATGAAAAAGGAGATATTATAAAAGTCACTTATGGGGTGGAACGCATACCAGATGGGATGCTTTTAAAGGAAATGCAAGCATACCATGAAGGTTTAAACGTAGACCGTTTAGTGTCGTTTTGTGCACTTATAGCATTTGCAAAGGTTCAAGAGTCAAATAGAGGTATGCAGAAGCGTTTTGAAGCAAACTCAAATTTGGAAAAGTCAGAAAAAAGTTATAAATTAAAATTGAACCCTTTTAGACATATTGGAGGTTCACAATCAATTGGTTCCGGTATGTCTAAACCCCGTTCACCCTTTAAAAACTTAAAGTAGATGTACGTATTTGAAAGTACTTTCACTACACCAAGTGTTTACACTTATTCTTCTAGCACAGCTGGAGACACTATTTTTTTTATAAGTAACTCATAATCATGCAGATATTAAATGCTTTAGATCTTAAATCTGGCAAGAAAGCTGAGTATAACAAGTTGGGTACACTCACCCAACCTATTCAGTTTTTACCCCTGTCTGCTAAAGATGAGCAGTGGAGAGCTAGTAACATGGACTGGTTGGAGTGGCAGGGTATTAAACAAATACGCAGAAACGCTCGTAAACTTCTTAAAAACTATAAGCTTGCTAAAGGTATTATTGACCGTACAGACTATATAGTAGAAGAAAATAATGAATACGCAGATCTAATTGAGACATTAACCAAAGAAGATCAGTCTGCTTTAGAACTTAAGTTTTACCCCATTATTCCAAATGTAATTAATCTTTTAAGTGGGGAGTTTTCAAAAAGAGCTTCTAAAGTTATATTTCGCGCAGTTGATGACATTTCCTACAATGAAATGTTAGAACAAAAACGTTCAATGATTGAACAAACCCTCATTACAGAAGCTGAACGCGAGATGACAATGAGGATGATGAATATGGGGATGGATCCAAACTCTGAGGAAGCTCAGCAAGCACTCTCTCCTGAAGCTATCCGATCGCTTCCTGAGATTGAGTCTTTCTTTAAAAAAGACTATCGTTCTATGGTGGAGGAATGGGCAACTCACCAGATGAAGGTAGATGAGGAAAGATTTAAGCTCTTTGAATTAGAAAATATGGCATTTCGTGATATGCTAATCTCAGATCGTGAGTTTTGGCATTTCCGCATGCTGGAAGATGATTATGAAGTGGAGCTTTGGAACCCTGTCTTAACTTTCTACCATAAGAGTCCTGATGCACGTTATGTATCTCAGGGTAATTGGGTGGGTAAGTTTGATATCCTAACTGTTGCTGATGTTATTGACAAGTATGGCTACATGATGACACAGGAGCAGTTGGAATCTTTAGAGGCAATCTATCCTATTCGTTCTGCGGGTCTTCCTATGGGAGGATTACAAAACGATGGTAGCTTTTATGATCCTAGTAGATCTCATAAATGGAATACTGAAGGACCATCTTTAGCGATGCGTCAGTTCTTATCTGCATATGAGAATATGCCATACAATGGTGACATTGTACAGTGGATTTTAAGTGAGAGCGAAGATTTCTTCGATTATGGACCCAACTTTATGCTTCGTGTAGCTACCATTTATTGGAAGAGTCAGCGTAAAGTGGGGCATCTCACTAAGATTACAGAAGATGGAGAGATGATTCAGGATATTGTAGACGAGACATTTAAGGTGTTAGAAAAACCTATTTATGACACTCGTCTTTCTACAAAAAAGACTAGAGAAAATCTAGTTTACGGAGAACATATTGATTGGATTTGGATAAATGAGACATGGGGTGGTGTTAAGATTGGACCAAATAGACCTACATTCTGGGGTATGGAAAATCCTACAGGGTTTAGTCCCATCTATCTTAATGTTAAAAAACTTCCATTCCAATTTAAAGGAGACCACACACTTTATGGATGTAAACTTCCTGTAGAGGGTTCTGTGTTCTCTGATCGCAATACGCGATCCGTATCTCTGGTGGATCTTATGAAACCATATCAGATTGGATACAATATTGTAAACAATCAGATAGCAGATATACTAGTCGATGAGTTGGGAACCGTAATCCTTCTAGACCAGAATGCTCTACCTCGTCACTCTTTAGGAGAAGACTGGGGACGAAATAATCTGGCAAAGGCTTACGTAGCAATGAAAAACTTTTCAATGCTACCCTTGGATACAACTATCACTAACACTGAGAATGCTCTTTCATTTCAACACTATCAGGTGTTAAATCTGGAGCAGACTCAACGCTTGCTTTCTAGGATTCAGTTATCTAACTATTTTAAAACGCAAGCATTTGAGTCTATTGGTATCACTGGACAGCGTATTGGAACACCTGTTGGTCAAGAAACAGCAACAGGTATTCAACAGTCTGTAGCAGCATCATATTCTCAAACTGAACAGTATTTTACGCAGCATAGTGACTTTTTAATGCCACGTGTTCATCAAATGCGTACTGATCTTGCACAATACTATCAGTCTAAAAATCCTTCTTTACGCTTGCAATATGTAACAAGTGCAGAAGAGAAGGTGAATTTTGAAATTAACGGTACAGATCTTCTACTTAGAGATCTAAACATATTTGCTACTACCAAGAGTAATCATAAGTTTGTTCTTGAGCAGCTTAAGCAACTTGCTATTACAAATAATACAGCAGGTGCATCTATTTACGATCTTGGTAATATCATTAAATCAGAATCGATTGCAGAGCTTTCTCATGTTCTTAAGTCTGCTGAAGAGAAGCAACAAGCAAATCTCGAACAACAGAGACAACAAGAACAAGCTCTGCAACAACAACAAATTGAAGCTCGTCAGCAAGAACAAATGATGAAGATGCAGTTTGAAGCTGAAGAGAATGAAAAAGATAGACAAGCAAACATTTTACAAGCTGAAATACGTTCTGCTGGTTATGGGTCTATGATGGATATTGATAAGAATCAACAAAGTGATTATCAAGATGCTCTAGAAAATATCCAAAAACAAGAGAATTATCAACAGCAAATGGGTCTTGAAAGAGACAAAGAGATTAATAAGACAAACACTGCACGTGAGCAACTTCGTATTAAAGAGCAAGAGATTTCAGCAAAAGAACGTATTGCAGAAAAACAAGTGGAGATTGCTCGTATGAATAAGAATAAGTACGATGTAAAACAACCTAAGAAATGATATACTCATCACAAATAGAAAATCTTTTATCAAAGATATATGCTAAACTTTGCTGTATTACAAATCCTTCAAGTGATCCGATAGTAGTTTCATTTGGAGAAGACCCTCAACCCGTTACTGTTGAGGGAACTGTCAATGTTGATGGCGACCTATCTTTTACATTTTCTCCTACAGCATCTGATTCTTTTGGAAGACTAAGAACATCATCTCCTTTCACACTGTTTGATTCTAGTCATAGGTTTGATGATAACGACCTTTGGTCTACAGCTACAGCCACTAGTGGTACTGCTACATTTAATACTAACCAGGGACTTGTTGATTTAAATGTCACAGCAGCTTCTGGATCTTCTGTTGTAAGAGAAACGATTAAGGTGTTTGCTTACCAACCAGGTAAGTCACTTCTTACACTAAACACATTTGTAATGAATGCTCCTAAAGCAGGACTTACTCAGCGTGTTGGATATTATGGAGATGATAATGGATTCTATTTAGAGCAAGCAAATTCTGATATAGCTTTTGTAAAAAGAAGTATGGTAACAGGTTCTTTAGTAGAAACTCCTGTACCTCAATCAGATTGGAACGGGGATAAACTTGATGGTACTGGACCTTCAGGACTTACACTTGATCTAACTAAAGCACAGATTTATTGGATGGATCTTGAGTGGTTAGGAGTAGGATCAGTTAGAATGGGTTTTGTGATTAATGGACAGT